TGCTCCGACACATTGCGTATACCCGCTAACGCAGCTTCCCTTGGCATGCGAGTAAACGCGCGCAGGTCATCCCGCAACACGGCTTCGATGGTCAGCGGCACATACCCGCCGTACTTGCCCCAAGGCGAATTCTCTCTGATGTCGCCAAGCGGCAATTCGGTGTACTCACCACGCTCGGCAACCGTAGGCAGACTGGCAATCGTCCCGGTCTTGACCCACGTCACCTGGTTCAAGTTCGTAAAATGCTCGATGGTGACAATCTCCTTCCACCAGCCGTACACGTTCTCGAAATCCTTCCAGGCTGCCAGGAGCATTTTATTCATCACATTGGCAACGATGCCGGGGAAGTTGGCAGTTACCAGGGCAAACTCGGGATAGTAACCGCCCATGAACTGCTGGTCACCGGTACCCGCCAGGTATGCATCCTGGATCCCGCGCAAGCGATGCACCTTGATGTTGGCTTCCTTCGGGTCGCGCTCGACGCCAAACAGATCCTCCACAGCCAGGCGGAACTCGTCACGGCCGTCAAACATGTTCATCACGCGCCCAGGCCCCTGCACATTTCCCGGGGCGGTCAGCGCCGACACTTCCTCACGCGCTTCCTGCACAGCCAGCGCCAACTCAGGCGCTTTGAACACGCGCCCCGCAAACTGCTTGCGAATGCGGGCTTGCGTCAGGTCCGGCAGGCGCGAGTTGGACAAGCCGGTTGAAAGCAGGTTCTCACACATGGCGACCAGGGTCTCCTGGCTGGATGCCAACTGCTCATCCATCGCCACCTGCATCGCCGCCTGCCGCTGCGACTCTCCCAGCAGTTCCACAGCCGCCTGGCGGTTGGTCTCGAGCGCCTCCTCCTGGGCGCTCAACTCGACGGCCTCACCCTCGACCTCAGTTACTTCCTGGGTTTCGGGATCAGTCACATTCACTTTCACTTTCCGTTTCATGGTTTGACCTCCTCTGGTCAAGGGTTGCACGCTTCGGTGAATTTCCGAGAGAAATCTTCCGCCGCGCGCAGGATCAATAACCACGTCAACCGATTTGACGCGGACGATCTTCAATACATCCCCATTCCTCGCCAGACTCACATTTAGCACTGTCGAAAATCCAACCGCCTGCATGATTGCCGGACTTTTACGCGCCGCGTCCCGCAAGGATAAAAGAACTCCCGCCGCAGGCCCCATTGGGACCAACTTCGCCTGTATCCCACATTCACTCTCATTCCAAATCACATCCTGCAACGCGCCGCCCAAATCACGCACCGAAGGCGCATTAAATAAACCGGCATGATCAACAAACACCGGCTTGGCTTCATACAATGGCATGGCCTCCTGCAACACGCGCGCCGAGAAGTTAATCCCATGCCCCTTTGCCTCCCCCTCATCGATCGCCAAAATGGAAAAGCCGTCTTCGATCGGTTGCGCCGATAATTTCAGCGTAACGTCACGCTCAGAGAGCGCCTCCGCCTCCGTTTCATCCAGCGTACATTTGCAATTCTCACCACAAACCACGCCCTTACCAGGAGCAACACCCATATTTTCCCAAGTCGCTTCACTGTGCACTTGTCCGTTCAAACGATTACAGTCCTCGCATCCGTTTTCAGAATGTTGATTCCATTTCTTGTTCATCACTTCTCTCCTTCTTCCTTTGGATCGGTTGGGTCCACAGGCGCAACCAGGGGCGGAACAAGATCTGCCGCTTTTACCAACGGTTTCTTTTTGATATCCGGCATCTTGCCGTCCCAGACTTCAGCGAACGTCTTATACACCAGGCGCATGAACTCCCCCGCGTCTATCCCGTCCCGGTCAAAAAGGTCGGCCAGGTTCGGATACGCGCGCCCCAGGGCCAACGCCAGCGTTGCGTTATCGCGCTCAGTAATATCGGGACCCTCCACCCAAATCACTGCATCCGGTTTCACGTTGCCGCCGGCGCGCCGGCGCACTTCCACCGCCACGCGCGCAAGTTCGACGATCATCTCGAAGAAATCGTCTTGCTCCTCTTCGAGCGTGCGGAAGGTCGGCGTCCCCGCCGCCTCCGCAGTCGTCCTGGTAGACCCCTCCGGTTCGGCAAACCAATGCATCGGGTAACCGAGCCCGCTCAAGATATTTTTCTTGATTGCCAGGCCGTCCGCATTGGCATCAAAGGAGTCCAGCGTTGCAGATAAAATACCCCAGGCCTCGTTATTCTCATTTACAACCAAAACCGACCCAGGTTTTGGCTGATTGGCGTTCAAATGCTTTTCACGAGTAATGCGTTCCCCTTCACTTTTATACTTCCCACGCACAATGTACATGAACGCATTACGAAAATGATTGAGCCGAACACGATCTTCGAGCCAGGTCGAATAACGTCCGATCCAAACCAACAACGGAGCCAGGTCGCCCTCTCCCCATACCGAACCAACCGGCGCATTGCTGGCAAAGTGCAGCATAAAAGTTTCCTGCTCCACTCCCGGATCATAAGCCTCGTAATAATCCGTGCCAGTCGAATCTTTGGTGAACCTGGTCTCCTGCTCAATGTCGTTCTCCGCAGAGATGATGTCTTCGATCCCCTCCGCCGGCACGGCGCGGACATAGGTCATGCCATCCCCGCCAACCGTAAACAGAAAGAACAAATTACCCGTGCGCGTATCCTCATCCTTCCAACGGCCAAAATTTTTATCCAACTTATTCAGCCGATCCTTAGACCAGGTATCCAGGAACTTCTGCGTATTCTCATCGTCACACTTGATCTCGATTCCTTTGCCAATAACAAACGAGCGCGCCAGGCGCACGATCCGGCGCGCAATCGGGTTCACCCGCCACGCGCGCAAACTCTCGGCAAAAACCTTTTTACGATCCCAGGCAGTGCGGTCCGTGTAACTACCCGAAAGCCCACCCGTAAAAAAGTTGTTGTCAGTTTCCGGGGAAACGGCAAGCGCCATCTCCAATGCATCGTTCGCATTGGCAAGCTGGCGTTCCAGGTCGGCTTTCGTTAATCGTTTCGACATTTTAGGAAACTCCTAAATTCCTAAAGGTTCTCAGTACGCTACGCCTTTTCCATCAAGTATCTCTGTGATCGGGTCACTATAAAAAGTTCCCGAATACGGATCCTTCGGATCATCTGCAAACTGCAGATCTTCCGGCTCCGTTCAATTCGCGCCGCCAATAGTGATCCAACGCGTACCACTGCTCAAACCCCTCTTGACATCAATTAAGATACGCCGCAAACCACTCGGTGCAGGCATTAGAAATTCCTATCCATGTCCGGCATCGGGTCCACACCCTGGATGATGGTCGTCTCAAATTGCAACGACCACTCCAACTTATCGAGTTCGGTTACCAACGCATCCGCCAAAATCCAGTCATCGTGCACCAGCAGTCCCGTGGACGTGTCCCGCATCCCGTCCTTCACACCCCAGCGCATGGTCTTGGCGGGCCCGATCAATATCTCACTCTGGCACTTGGCGTACTGCATCTCAACTTCCGGCGTACGCGCGCAATCGCGAAAGCGGCCTGTTTCCACCACGCCAATGAAGGCGTAGCCGATCTCGGACTTCGTTTGCTGGGTAAACTTGACGGCAATAACCCGCGTCGGATACTTCTTCACCAACATCCCCCAAAGCCCCTCCCCCACCCCGGTTGCATCGATGACAATGTATTGAATATTCCACGCGTCCACCACCGCGCACAACGCGCCGAAAACGTCCACGTGGTTCACACCCTGCGAGGAACTGCGGTTCACACACCGATAGATCGGGGATTGCAGTGTCTCCAAACTGGACAGGTCCACGTCATGAATATCTACCGTACAGTAATCACGCCCTGGGTTACCCATGCCGTCCAAATTCAAGAGCGCTTCATCCTGCCCGCCCACGTCCACGGTCATCACGTAAATGTGACCTGGGATCGGTTCGGCCTGCGCCGGCTGGTCGCCAAGCATGAGCGCCAGGCGGCGGGCCGGAAACATGCCAATTTGCGCGTCTATCTCTTCACAAAAATACTGCGTCTTTACCAACGGATGTTGACGACCTTTCTCAGCCACCACACGGTCAACATGCTCGCCATAAGCAGGAACGAGCGCGCGCACGTCATCCGCAGTGAATTGAAACAAACGGCGAAAGCCATCTTTTTCCTGTTCTATTTTTGCAATCTCAGACTGACGATGCAACAATGTATCCTTTGTCCAGACCGTACCCCAGAAGATACGCGTCGCATTCGTAGCGGCGGTCATAGGGTCAAAGTCTTTGTCAAATTTGGATATGTCCACGTCCTGGGCTTCATCCACAGACAGGAGCAGATCGGCGGTTGCGCCTACTACTTTCGCCGAAGGATCAGCGGAAAAGAATTGCAGGCGTGAAGCATGGAACTTGAAGATGAATCCCGCAGACGTTCGCCAGTTGCCCATGGCCACGGGCGAACGGTCAAGACTTGCGCGAACACGATCCATGGCGTTGATAGTCTGTGGCTTGAACGTAGGCGAGACCGAGACGATGCGCCCACCCTTGCGAGCATATCGAAACATCAACCAGGCTTCAATATGCGCTTGCAATTCATTCTTGCCACTTTGCCGGGGAAGAACAACGACAAAGGTCAACCCGTGCCCATTCACAATCGAGTCCACTACAGCACGCGAGATCATTTCCTGATACGGACGCAGGGTTATCCCGTTGGCGCGCGCCCAATTTATGGGACCGCGCCAGACAGTATCTTTGATACGCCGTACCAACGGATTACTCGAGAGTGCTTGAGTCATTGGGCTGTTCATCCATGAGCAAACGTTCTATGGCTTCGGATAGATTGGTCAACTTGCCAGATACAATCGCAATGGTGCGATCACAACCGTTGGCAGCAGTCACCGCTACCGAAATCGAATTTGCGCACTTGCATAAATCATCAATATCCCGAAGACCATTAAACTTCGCATACAAAGTTTCAATTACACCGTCCATAATGTCGCGCCGAGTCGCCGCAGTCTTCTCTGATTTTTTACTGACCTTCGGCTGGTTCTTCGCGTACAGTCCGGATTTACGCGCGTTCTGATTATCTGGCTGGCCGCCTCTTCGCGCGCCAAGTGTTTTACTCTTAGGTTTCACTTTACCTCTCTTTGCAGCCATTTCAAAATCCCAACACTGCCCTGGCCAGCACAATCGCAGAGAGCAATCCCCCGCCAATGGATAATGCCATCAGAAAATTGAACTTGGTCGCAACTTCCTCCACGAGTCGCAAACGCTTCTCATGGTCGCCATTGGCAAGCTCAAGCATAATCAACCGACGATCAACCAACTCGGCATGATACTTATCGCGCTCGATGCGTGTCGATGCAAGTTCTTCTTGTAATTGATCGATACGTTCTGATTCTGCCAATTCTCATCTCCGCCCGTAACCCGCTCCCATATTAACGATCAGCCCGACCGCAGGGGAGCGGGTCGGGCTGATCTAAATTTTATCACATTTATCTGTAAAACCCAACCCTTCTTTTTTTTCTCCTGAAAAAAAAGAAGATGAGAGAACTCAACCCACCCTCCTTTTTAGCGCGTGCCTGACCAGGCTAAGAAACTGCCTGGTCAGGCACGGTTGTGACGTTGTGACTTGGCCAGCGTGAATGATCCTGGAGCGGTCACGGTCAGTTGGTTACGGCAATCCATTTTGAATGCGTTGATAGAAAACGTGACACCGTTTGCAAAGGTCTGGATTTTTGTTTGTTGGCAATTTTTTTAGCCA